CGATTAACGTCGTTTAGATAGCGCGGTAAGAATGAACGTAATGGACGGAATAAGAAGCCTTACAAACGAAGTTAATCGAAAATTTGGTGAAGAATTTGGGGCAGACGGAGTTGAAATAACAGTACACGACGCACCTGCTCCTGACCACGCCAACGTTCAAGGTCGTCAATTTGCAAATGCGGAATTCGACAAGTTCCAAAATGATAAAGATTGCTATGATATAAAAGGCAATTATTTTCCAGCTGAATTTGACGGACACGATCGAAGATCAATAAGCCAATATAATTGTTATCACGGCATATTTCCAATTGTTATTGGCGTTAGTGAACCGCAATATACTGATGAACAATTAGAAAAGATAAAACAAGATAATCTTGACGGGTTTACAACGACTAAAAAACTAAAAAATGGTAAAGTTATAAAAAAACACCGCACGTTATATGAAGGTAAGCAAATGCAAAGAAACCTTGAAACCGAAATTAGAAAAGCGAAAGATAATCAAATAATGAATGTTGAACTTGGCGATGAAGACGAAATTATAAAATCACAAGCACGAATAACATTATTAAATAAAAAATATAAGGAATTAAACGATATTAGCGGATTATCACCACGAAAAGAACGTATGCGTGTTAAAGGTTATAAAAGAAGGGCCGTAAAATAGCCTTTTTTTATTTTTAAATTAATTGTGGTATGATTAAATTGAAAAGAAATAAAAGAGGTACAGCTATGATCGAAAAAATTATAACAACAATAATCACATTTTTATTAAGCACAGCACTTGGTTATAGTGTTAGGGCGTTAAAGACTTATAAAGACGAAATGATAAGAAAAAGAGAAAATGAACTTATACAAAATGAAGCGTTAAAGATACTTTTGCAAAGTAATTTAACAAACACACATTTTGCATATAAACAACTGGGATCAATACCTGATTATGTTTATAAGAACTGGTTAAATTTATTTAAGATTTATAAAAAATTAGGTGGTAACGATTATGTTGACACACTTAAAAAGCAAATGGCTGGTTGGGAAATTACAAAAACTGATATACTAGACAAATAAACAAAAAATGATAAAATACAATACCAATAAAAAGGAGGTGTTGTAATGTTATTTAATATAATAGTTTTATTTTATGAAGTTTTATATTATAGTTTATTTATGAAATTTGCACGTAAAGAAGGCAAACTATGGCGTTATATTGTGTTATATGCTTTGATCAGTTTGCTTTTTAGCGTAATAGGAACAAAAGCATTTTATTCCTATTTATTATTAGTACTCATAATGTTATTAGGTTTTAAATATATCGTGAAAACGAAAACAAGTATGTTCGACTTGCTAATTATAATTGCAATGTTGTTTATAAAGTTGGGGATTGAACTTGTAATTTATATGTTGTTTTTCCATTTATTAAAATGTTCTCACTTTATAGTTACTATGTTATTTGAACTAATTAAAATTATGGTCGTATTATTACTTAACACAAACTTAAACAAATTCTATTTGAAACTTAAAACGTTATGGGACAATAACAATTTTTACATTAGATATATAACAAGCGTTTTGTTGTATGCTTATGTAATTATTACGATTGGTTTAAAAATAATAATGCCATTCGTAAAATAAGAATAGATAGGAGTGATAATATGGACGGCTGGCCAGGAAAATTCTTCTTTGGTAAAAAGAAAAGATAATTGGAGTGGGTAATATGTTTGATTTAGATAAACTTTCTTATTTTGCATATGGCAACTTAACAAGTGCCACACTAATAATTATTGCCGTGTTATTTAACTTATTTCCTTTTTCACTTGTAGGTTTGCTTTTATGTATATTTCAAATACCATTGTATTTAATAGTTAGGGCAAATATGAACGATCCAATACACGCATACGGATTAAATATTTGTTACGTCGTAACCCTTTTGTTTTTTATACTTTTGTTTATTAGTATAAAATCAATGTTGGTGTTAATAAACCTTCCTATGGCGATTACCTTTTCTTGTTTATTAACAACAATGGGCTGCTATTTAACAAGTACGTTGCCGAATAAGATCGAAGAAAAAGGCAAATTATTCTTTGGTTATAAGAAACACGATGAAAGCAAATATAATAAATTAATTGAGTATATAAAATTTAATGGAATTAATCCAGCTTTAATTGACGCCGAAAAGCGATTGCAAGACGTCGATACACAAATGTATTTGTTATACAAAAGAAAGTTTAGAGAAAATAAAACATTCAAAGATATGGTCGAAGAATTCGACATTGAAAATCCACGAATAGTTGAAATATTAGATAAAGTTTACTTTTATATGATAGGAGCGCTTAAAATATAGCGCTTCTTTTTTTATGCAATAAAATGGGAATTTTTACAATTAGTCAGTCTAACATTCAAAATTTCTAATTAATAAAATGGAATTAGAAAGGAGATAGTAGAAAATGTTGTTTAAAACGCGCATTGTATATTATCTTCTTTTGTTTTGTTAGGAGATGAAGAAAATGTACAACAACCCATTTATAAATGCTTATAATCCGCAATACACAAAAGACAAGATAGACAATGAAATTGCAAAGTTGCAACAAATGAAAGACCAGCTAAACCAACCACCGCAACAGCCAAGTATTAATCAAACGTTTCAATTGGCACCAACGGGGTATGGGTTAAGATACGCCAAGTCAATTGACGACGTTAGCAAAGAAATGGTTTATGTTGAAACACCTTTTTTTAGCAACGATTTAAGCGTGCTATGGGTTAAAAACCCCAAGGGCAATATAAAAACATTTGAACTAAACGAAATCGTCCCAAAAGACGAAAAAGACTTAATAATTGAAAACTTACAAAATCAATTAAACGAAATAAGGGAGGAAATAAGAAATGCCAAACCAATTAATACAAATGTTGATGAACCAAGTGAAAATGAACAATCCGCAAATGTTTCAAATAATAAATCAAGCAAGAAAAAACAATAACGATCCACTTGGAATGTTTAAAGAAATAACAAAAAATTATAAACCAGAACAACTAGATAATTTATATAATCGCGCGGTTCAAATAGGCGTACCGCAAGAATATATTGACCAAGTTAAAAATGGTATTAATGCAAAATAGCATTGATATAAATTGATAGAAAGGAGTTAACCTATGAACGGAAGTAATGGAATTCAACCAACAATTGAACTAGCAACAACAAACGGCACTTACCCATACCCATTAGTTTACGGAGCAAATAACGGCAACAATGGTTTCTTTGGTGGCGACGGTATCTGGGCATTAGTTCTTTTAGCCCTTCTATTTGGAAATAATGGTTGGGGCAATGGATTTGGTGGTGGCAATAATGATTACGCTTGGTTATCTAACGGCCAAAAAGACATTATGACAAACACTAACAACGGATTTGACACATTACATTTAAGCAATCAAATCGAAGGTGTTCGTGACGGAATATATGGAATAAGCAACCAATTATGTAATTCAACAAGCGACGTTGTATCTGCCGTTAATAACGGATTTGCAAGTGCCGAAGTATCAAATAACGCTAGACAAATTGCAAATATGCAACAAGCATTTAATAGCCAAATTGCAACATTACAAGGATTTAATACTTTAGGAAGTCAATTTGCCGATTGTTGCTGCGAAAACCGTCTTGGAATTGCAGGATTAAACAGCACTATATTAAGTGAAAATTGTGCTGATAGACAAGCGTTAAACGAAGGTATTAGAGATATTATCACTAATGACACAAACAATACAAGAGCAATTCTTGATAAGTTATGTCAATTAGAACTAGACGGCGTTAAAGCACAAGTTGAAGCAAAAAATGATAAGATTGCAGACTTACAACGTGAAATATCTATGAAGGATCTTCAAGCAAGTCAAATCCAACAAACTGCGACTTTAAGATTAGGCCAAGAAGCTGAAGTTGACGCATTGTACAACAGATTGAACAATTGCCCTGTGCCAACTACACCAGTATATGGACGCACACCAATCTTTACTTGCAACAATGGTGGTTGCAATTGCGGAAATTACGCAAACATAATTTAGCATAATGCCGATTACGGCAAACTCGTTTGAGAAAATGCAAAATGGGAAAACAACCATAAGGAAAGACGAGTTCTTTCCTTTTTATTTTAGAAAGGAGATATAAAATGATACAAGCATTACAAATAACACCAGAAATATTAACAAGCAATGTTGATAACATTAACTTTGACACGATTGATTTACGTTCAAGAACCGCTAATTGCAATGGTTGGTTGCAATACATACCGGGAGGTAGCGAATTTGTCTTAATTGGTGGTGGAACATTTAAAGTTTCATTTAACGCCAATGTTACAAGTGCAACCGCAGGTCAAGTTGCCCTTGCATTAAAAAGTGGTACGGGAACTGACGTTGAAGGAACCGAAGTTGATAGTGAAGTAACAACTGCCGGTGTTTATCAAAATGTTTCTTTTACAAAATTAATAAGATTATGCCCACGTGTTAACACAACAATAAGTGTTGGTTCATTACCAGCTGTCGGTGGTGTAACACCTGCGGTGGCAACCCAAATACCAACAATTAAAGACGCAAATCTTATTATTGAAAAAATTGCATAATGAACAATACGATTGATAGATTGTCTTTATTAATGCAGGCTTTAAGTTTGGCTATATTGTTTCAAGATTTTAATAATACGGATCTAATGCAAGAATTACAAAACCAAGATACAAATTATCTTACAAAAATAATAGCCCAAAACGACGAAATTATAAAACTTTTAAAAGAAGGGAGGGTGAACAATGGAAGAAAGAATAATTGAAAAAATGGAAGAAAGTATTAACAAAATATTGGACGAAGGATTAAATACAAACAATTTAGACACAATGTACAAATTAAATAAAATTAAACATTTAGCAAAGGAGGACCAACAAATGAACAATGAATATGGAAGACGTGGCTATGGTGAATATGGACGCGGTGGAATGTACGGCGAATATAATGGCTATGGCAACTATGGTAATTATGGAAGACGTGGTTATGACGCAAGATACAGAGGCCACGATTACATTGAAAGAATGGGCGAACATTATGGACGCTATGAAGAAGGCAGACGTAATTATGGAGCTAATGCCGACACGATGAAAAGTCTTGAATATATGCTTGAAAGTGCAACGGATTTCTTTAGAATGTTAAAAGAAGAAGCCAAGTCACAAGACGAAGTTAATATGATACGTCAATACGCCCAAAAAATTAGTCAAATGTAATGTACGAATATTACAATGCAAACCCACATAATAGACATATTGACGATTGTGTCGTAAGGGCTTTGTCGTTATTGACTGGCAAAGATTGGGCGGAAATGTACGACGAATTAAGTGACCTTGCAAGTGACAATTCATTAATGTTTGATAGCGTCGTGTTTGTTGAAGATTATTTAGACGATCGATATGAAAGACAATGCCATTATTCAAAAACACTTGGTGAATTTATAAATGAATTCCCAATTGGTAAATATGCCGTGACAATGAATGGCCATATTACGGCAGTGATTGACGGCGTCGTGTATGACACATTTGATCCGCGAAATAGAATTATACGTTGTTCGTGGAGAATAGATTAAAGAGCGTTGGCTCTTTTTTCTTTTGGAAAATCTTATGTTATAATTTATTTGGTGGTAGTAAATGAAAATTGCCGTTGATAGGAATTCTTTATGTGCATTAAAAAATAATGATAACGAATATGTGTACTTGTATGATAACGAAGATTTGCAAGAACTTATTGGATTAAATTTGCATTGTATATATTATAAATATTGCAAATATGTAGATATTAATTTAACAAGTTATAAAGTGGATTGCATTAAGCAAGCAACAATTGACGAAAAAGATTACGACAAATTGCCAGATAAACAAGATTATAAATTTGCGATTATTGTCCCAAATTGTAATAACGACAGGGGCGAATATAATGGCAAATCATTTTTGCGTAATTGTATTGAAAGTATATTAAATCAAACTTACAAAAATTTTGAATTAATTATTGTAGACGATTGTTCAAACGACACGTCGGTCGAAACTATTAAAAGTTATAAAGACGATAGAATTCATTTAATTCAAAACACACGAAAAAGATACAACGGCGGATCCCGTAATGTTGGGATTGATTATGCACTAAACAATTTGGAATTTGATTATTTTGCGTTTTTAGATAGTGACGATTGGTGGAAAAACGAAGAAGTGTTAGACCATATAAATAAACGTTTATATAATCACCAGCTTGCATTAATAGGTATGGAACTAATTGATAAAAATGGTGTCTTTATGACAAAGTTCCACCAATACGACAATTACAAAGATTTCTTTTTAAGCGATAATAAAGTTTGGTGTACGGCGTGGGCAAGAGTTATACGAAAAGATAAAATAGTTTATTTTTGTGAAGATACATTAATGGAAGATCGTGTTTGGTCTTATCGCCAAGCCGACAACGTGGACCTTGACCAAGTTATAAATATTAAAGAAGTATGTTATGTATGGAACCGAATGAATACAACAAATAGCGTGTCGATTGTAAGAAATGATTATTGGAACGCAAGCGCGTATTGTCACATTGGCCACCAATTGCAGTTATTAACGCAATTAAAACACAAAGAAATGATCCCAATATTAAAAGAAAGAATAGACGAATGTAAAAAAAGAGTTAAAAGCGGTATATATCAACAATATTAAGGAGGAATAAATATGATAAAAGTTGAAGTTATTGAAACATTTACACTTGGAAGATTTGGCGAATTAAAAAATATAGAAAGACACAACCAAGATACACACGGCAAACTATATGTTGGTGATAAATTCGAATGTAGTGAAGAACTTGCGGATTATTTAACTGGTAACAATCCACTAAACAAAAAAGTTGTAAAAGTAATAGAAGTTAAACCAGTAAAAGAAGCCAAATTTGTTGAAAAAGAAGAAAAAGAAACAAAGAAAACGTCAAAAAAGGTTGCAAAACGTAAAGAAAAGTAATATAATTATAATCAAGAAAGAAGGAATATGATATGGCAAAAACATACAATGATCAAGACGGCGTATGGCGTACAGTAGGCGGTCGCCGTGTATTTATTAGAAATGGTCAATCTTTAAGTGACGCTATGAAAGAAAGTGGAAAATTTTCGAGAGTTGCAAAAAATCAAGAACTTTATAAAAAAGTAGATGAAGAAAACAAAAAGATTAATGAACTTGTTAAAAAAGAAGAAAAGAAAAAAGATATTTCTAGCGAAGACGCAATTAATGAGTTTATGAGTGCTGATACTGGTGATTGGAACAATATGAACCAAACAGAAAGAGATAAAACCTGCGAAGGCATATTGGAAGATTTTGAAAAAAAATATGGAAATAAACTTGAAGACGAAAAATTTAGAAAAGAAGTTTTAGATGGTTTAGAAGATCAAAACTTTCATACAATGGGTAAAATTATTGATGAAAAATATGAATATAGCAATAATAAAGAACTAAAAGATTTGGACAAAAGAATTGCTGAAGCCGAAAAGAAAGAATTTACAAAGCAAGAACTAAAAGACGTTTATGGCACTGATGATTTAGATTTAATAAATGCAGGTCGCGCAAAAGAAGATAGAGTTAGTTTAAAAGAAGAAAAACAAGGAACTGTTACAACAGCTAGCGGAACTTATACCTTTGAAGAAATGCAAAAAAGAGATAAAGAAGTAAAAGATTTATACAAAGCACATTGGAATAATGAAATGAGTGCTAAAGAATTAAATGATAAACTTAACGAAATGCGTGAAAAAGGAAGATTAAGTTATGGGGAACAAAGTTCATTACAATATGACGCTAGTTTAGAATATGACAAAGAATTAGAAAAACAAACAAAAGAAAAAGAAACTAAAAAAGATCAACCTTTTGTTCAAGAAAACACTCAATATGGTGGCACAAGAGAATATTCAAGCGAAGAAGTCAAAAAAATGGAAGACGCCGGAGTTAAACCAATGAAATCTAGTTATTCAGGGGCTGGTTGGGAAGGTGTCAATTCAAGAAAAAATTTAAGCACTAGCGAACAAGCCAAAGCAATAACAGATGAAATGAAAGAAAAATGCCCTGACGTTAAAATTGCTAGAAAAAGTGACGTATATTCAGGTGGCAGTTCTATTGACTTTAATATTATGTCAAGCGACAAAGATGTTTTTCTTACTGATGCCGACATTGATAAAATGACGGATTTTGGGAATTTGACTGCCAATTATGAATTTGAAAGGTGGGCAAAAGACAACGTTAGAGGTTGGAATGATAATAATAGAACATATACAACCGACGATCAAAGAAAATACGCCAAAGAAGTATTAAATAATATTAAAAAAAGAGATATAAGAGCCACTGGCAACGAATGGTTTTTAAGCGACTATGGGAAAAAGGTTGTTAGCGACTTAAATAAAACAGCTAATTCATACACTTATGATGATAGCGACGCTATGGTGGATTACTTTAATCACGGGACTTATATGTGGGTAAGTATTGGTAAATGGAACAAACCTTATGAAGTAAGTTCAAAAGAAAATAAAATAAATTCTACTTTAAGAAGAAAAGGTTATGAAAAGTATTTAAAAGAACACCCAAACAGCAAAATGACATTTGAAGAATTCAAAAATCAAAAATAGTTGATAACTAAAATCGATAATGATATAATTAAGGTGGAAAGGTTATTTACTTTTCCCCCTTTAACAATTTTTTGTAGAAAGTAGATTTAGTACTACTATAAAAAGACTAGACACGGCTTTTATGAGTTGTGCCGATAAACAATTCTTAATTGTCAAAAAGTCTTCTATTGTTATTGTAGAAGGTGTTACCTTTATAGGTAACATTAGAATAGATATATAAAAGATTATTTCCTATAATGGTTAGAAATATTGAGGTAAGACGTAGTAAATATTTCTAGGAATTGTACGTTTAAAGACTATGAGGTAATTGGCATAGTAAACCTTTATATCTATTCTAATGATACTTATAAGAGTATCAAGTTGTCTGACAAGACAGTAGTCTTATCTTTAGGATCCCACGGGGCTAAAGAAAGATTATATTCAAGGTTTTTATGAGTTGTACCAAGATATATTATGAAAAAGCGGTAAAACGCCATTAAGATACATAATTATGGGTATATCTAAAACAATTCTTTATTTGTTTGATGACACTAACTTTTATAGTTAGTGCAATGGTTATATAAAAAACATAGGGTGAAGGTTTGTTCCGGAAGTTTCCCAACATTAAGTGGAATGTTAAAAAACCAATATAATCATTGTAGTACCTATAAACAGGTACCAATCCATCTAGTTGCACAGGCTACATAGTAGCCTAGAGTAGATATAATCGTGGAAAGACAGTGAAATGTCGTATCGTTGGGGTGATACCTGTAAAATATATCTATTCTAGGGTACTATTAAGTACCAAATCTCTAGTCTAAGAGATAGAATGACTTTTTTTTCGGTACTACCTTTTATAGGTAGCATTAGGGTAGATAAACGCAACTTAACGCCTCTATATCTATTCTAATGGTGTCTATAAAAAATTTAAAAGATAGGAAGGTGAATAACCTCCTATAAAAAAGTTAATTCGAGAGTAACAATAGAAACTATTGTAATAATCATAACCAATCCATTCTAATTGTAGGCACCGACATAAAGGGCGTAGATATAAATGTTTTTCTTTCTTTATATTTGGTATTAATGTTATTATAAATTTTTAAACGCCCTTTGCACTTGTTATAAACAAGTGTTTTTTTGTGCCTTTTTGCAAAAACAAAATAAATGGTGTATATTTTAATTAGGGTGTGAAACCCATTCGTTTATGGCGACGATATGCCAATTAAATATTCAAATCACACGTGGTCGTGACACGTAACAAATAACGATAGGAGGAGAATGTTATATTATGCGTGAATTTTTAAAAGGTTTAGAATTAGACGATGAAACAATTGATACAATAATGGCCGAACACGGAAAGCACTTGACCAAATTAAAGGAACAAGTAGACGAGTACAAAACAAAGATCGAAGATTACAATAATCAAATTAAAGATCTTAACAATACAATTGAAACTAATTCAAAAAACTTGGAAAATTTACAAAACGTAACAAATGAAAACAAAGACTTGAAAGCCCAGTTGCAAATGAGCGATAGCAATGTCAAAAAAGAATTTAGCAAATTTGTTACAAGCGAAGTAATGTCAAAAGTAAATGACGAAAACGACTTTGCAAGTGTACTTGAAGAATACAAAAAAGAAAATCCACAATATTTTGGGGATAGTGTAGTTCATAAAGTACAAACCGCACCGGTATTGGGCGGAGGAGCAACCGCTCCACAAACAACAAATAGCATTATGAATGATATATTACGTAGTGCAGGCGAAAATTAAAAAGAAAAAGGAGAGATAAATATGCCAACAACAGGTGTAACAAAAAATGACGTTGAAGCACTAATTGAAACACAAGTTGCAAACGAAATTTTTCAAGGTGTAACAACAAAAAGTAAAGCATTGTCTATGTTTAGACGTTTACCAAATATGACAAGCGACAAAACAAAATTAAGAGTTCTTGACAGCTTACCAGTTGCATATTTCGTAGACGAAACTCAAAACAACGGACGTAAAAATATTACAAAACAAGCGTGGGCTAATAAATATATTAACGCAGCAGAATTAGCCGTAATTATTCCAATTAAGGAAAATTTATTAAATGACGCTGACGTTGACTTATGGGCAGAAATTAGACCAAGAGTGGTTGAAGCATTTGCCAAGAAGATCGACGACGCAATATTCTTTGGAGTAGACAAACCTACTGACTGGATTAACGGACTTGTTCCAACAATTGCAAGTGTAGGTGCTGAAGTAACTGAAACAGGAAATGGTCTATACAGTGACATTAACGACGTAATGACTAAAGTTGAAGAAAGTGGTTATGAAGTTAACGGAATTTTAGGTGGAGTTGGATTAAAAGGTAAATTTAGAATGATGACTGATACAACAGGCCAACCTTTAAATACTACTGAAATTGGTTCAATTCAAAGATACTTTATGGACAACGGCGTATGGGACAAAACTAAATCAACTTTAATTGCAGGTGACTTTAAACAAGCAGTATATTCAATTAGACAAGACGTAACATACAAAGTATTAACTGAAGCAGTTATTCAAGATCCAAGCGACGGAAGTATTTTATACAACCTTGCACAAGAAGATATGGTCGCTCTTAGAGTAGTTATGCGTCTTGGCTGGCAGATACCAAACCCAGTTAACGCATTAAATGAAACAGCAACACGTTTCCCATTTGCAAGTTTAGTTCCAGAAGGTACAACAAGTTTATAATTAAAAGGAGGGCATTATGGAATTTGACGATCAATACTTAACTTATCAAGAATATCAAGAGTTAGGGGGCAGTAGTCTTAACCAAATGCCTTTTAATTTACTTGAATTTGAGTTAAGAAAAAGAATAGATTTATTTACACAAAGACGTTTAATTGGTGTTGAAGAAATACCACAAGAAGTCAAATTGTGTATGTTCAAAATGATCGGTGATATTCAAAAATATGCGGATCAAAGTGAATTGAATTTAAACTATTCTAGCGAAACAACTGACGGCTATTCAATAACATATGCAGGGCCACAATCAATACAACAACTTGTTGCAGCTAAACAATTTGAATTAAATGATACAATGTTAAGTTATTTATATGGTGTTAAAGTTAATAATGAACATTTGATATATAGGGGTTAATATGATAGTAAATAGCAAATTAACAACTTATCACAAAGGTTTTGATGAAACAACACGTGACGAAGTATGGGTAAGATATAATTATGGCAACGATACGACCGATAACAAAGTTTGGTGGTTTGGCGGTAAAGGAACTAGCACCAATAAAGGGTATGAAAATGCCAATGACGTACAAATAAGAATTCCGTACGATATTAATGAAAATTTAGATATAAGAAATTTTGCAATCGGTGACATTTTGGTAAAAGGTTATATTACCCAAGATATACTTTCACAACAAGATTTAGCGGATTATGACATTTATAATATAACGTCAATTAACAACAATGATTTTGGTAATTCACAGCACATTCATTTAAGCGGTAAATAATGAGTGTTAGATTAAAACCAACACAGCAAATTATTCAACGATTAGGTATTCAAGAGAATGGGCCAGCACACGCATTTTTTACACAACGTTGTAAAGATTATATGGAACGATTTGTCCCAAAGCGTGATAATATCTTGCGACAAGTTGTTACATTGCGAGTTAATCAAATTGTATATGAACAAAATTATGCTTCATACCAATTTTATGGCGAGCGAGAAGACGGAACACATAAGATTAAAAATTGGACCACTCCTGGAACCGGCCCACGTTGGGATCGACGAATGGTAACAATTGATATGCCTAAAATAATTAAAGAGGTTGAAAATTACGTGAAGAAGGGTGCCAAATGAACGATGAAACTAGAATATCAAAATTAAGAAAATATTTAATGGACGTTATTGATAACTTAACAAACAACACAAAATATCAAATTAATGCAGATATGTTATCAAATAAAGTTAATGACTATTCATTGGACAAAATACCAACTGACAAAGAAGTGGAAAAGTGGATTATTGGCAACACTTTAAACCGCGACGTATTTTCGTTGCGTAGTCGTAAAGCATATAGCCAAGACGCCATTAACAATTTAAGCAATATTGGTTTTTTTGAAGAATTTGAAAAAGAAATCAAAAGACTTAACGATGAAGGTACATTACCACAAATTGATAACATAGAAAGCATTGAATGTTTAAATTGCGGTACATTGAATAACGCAAATACAAATTCAGCTGTATTTGACATACAAATACAAATTACATATAGAGAATAGGAGGAATTATAATGGCAGATTTAGTTCCAAGTGGAATAACAAAGGTTAATCGTAGTCAATTTTTAACATATTTGGACACAACACCAAATGCACAAACAATGAATTTTGAAATACTTGGTGTAGGTGTTGTTGATTATGCTATTGATTACAACCCACAAGTTGACACTGAAAAATGGATTATTGAAGATAACGCAAGAAATGACCATACTTCAAATCAAAAACAATCAAGTGTTGAACAAAGAATTTATAAAGGCGATCCTTGTTTTGAATTTGCAAACGCAGGTCGTGATAAATTAAATTATAAAACACACATTCTTGACATAGACAGATACAACGGAACTGGTACAACTTATCCAGCAAGATTAAGCGACGGCATATTAGTAATTACAAGTGAAATGGGCGAAAATGCGGTTTTATCTTATGAATTACATTATGACGGTGACGTAAAAGAAGGTACTGTTACTTTTGATAGTACAACAGGAAAACCAACTTTTACTGCTAATGCAAGTTTATAAAAACCTATAAAGGGTTAGGGGCATTTACCCTTAATCCTTTTTTTATTTAGAAAGAGAGAGAATTATAATGACGGACAATTATATTCAAATTAATGATAAAAATATAATTAAATTAAAAATAAAAACAAACGACGGTGAATTCACCGGTGAAGAATTAACATTTGATATAAACGATATTGAATTGCCTTTACTATATCAAGAAATGTTATATAAATTGCAAAAGAATAAAGAAAAATTAATGAATGATTTTAGGGTAATAGATAAAAGGCAAGACGTTAAAGGCAAAAAATTATTTAGCAAAAATCAAGAAGACAAACTAAAAGCATATAATGATTTTTGCAAAAAAATGATCGATACTTATAATATATTTCTTGGTGAAAATGGTGTACAAAAACTATTAAACGGAAGAAAAATGGGTTGGGACACTTTAAACGAAATTGACAACATTATAGAAAAAGAAATAACACCGCGTGTTGTAATGTCGCTTGACGATATTAAAGACAAAATAATTGAAAAATATGGGCAAAACAGTGACGGCGAATTAAAATGAATTACCCAACTTACGTTATAGTAAATAATCATAGATACGATATAAATATAGACTTTCGCGTTGCATTAGAAGTCAATCAAATTGCACAAGACGAAACAATTGGCGACTTTGAACGTATGTTAGCCGTGTTATACAAATTGTTTGGTGCGCCTGCGATAGAAAATGTAGCGGATCAACAAAAGTTGCTAGAAATGGCTAAAAAGTATCTTTCTTGTAATAAAAATAATGACGATATAGATATAAACATAAAACCTGATATGGATTATTTTGAAGATTATGACCTTATAGAAGCCAGCTTTATGAGTGATTATCATATTGACTTGTCAAAAGAAAAAATGCACTGGTGGAAATTTTACAAACTTTTAAATGGTTTATCAAATAGCGAAACAGGAAATTGTTGTGTATTAAATAGAGTACGAAACATACGAAACATAGATTTAAGAACAATACAAGACGCCAAAGAACGTGAAAAAATACGTAAAGCCCAAGAACAATTGGCATTAAAGAAATATGATAAGAGATACAATCTAACACAAGAACAAGAAGAAAGTATGCGACGATTAGACGAAATAATAAATAAAAAGAGGTGATATTATGAGTGATGACGGAACAATCACGATAAACACAAAAATTAATACAAAAAGTTTTGAAGCCCAAATTAGCGAACTCGAATATCAATTAGACGAATTAGTTGAAGATTACAAAGCGATTGAAGAAATGAAACCATTCGAAGGTCAAGAAACCGAACTTAAAAAGATTGCCCGTGAAGTCGAAAAAACAAAAAATAGAATTATTGATTTAAAAGAAAAAGAAGATTTGGCTAGCAAAATAGATTTTAGCAATGTTGGTCGATCTTTGGAAAAAGTGGGGCAAAAAGTTTTAAGGTTTGGCCTTGGATTATTAGGTATGCACGGAATATATGGTGCATTGTCAAAAGCAACGCACACTTATTTATCATCAAATGAAGAAACAGCCCAAAAATTAAACGCGATATGGGTTGCCCTTGGCAATCTAATTGGGCCAATCATAGAAAAAGTTGCTGAATGGGTTATGCAGCTTGTCGGCTACTTAAATGTATTTTTAAAAACAGTAAGCGGTGGCAAGATTGACTTGTCAAAAAGTATGAATAAAAATACAAAATCAGTTAAAGCCACAACCGGTGCAATGAAAGAATTAAACAAACAAATCACACAATTTGATGAAGCAACAAAATTACAAGACAATTCCAAATTAGATAGTGGAGGTGGAGTTGGTGGCTTAGAGGACACAACCGGTGTTCTTGACGATTTAAACAATATAGATTTAAAACCAGAAATCGTTGAAAAAATAGAAGACTTTGCAGAAGCAATTAAAAGTATAATGCCAAAAGAAGTAAAAAAATCAATTAAAGCATTAGAAAAAGAAAATGATAGATTAAACGCTTTTAGAAAAGTAACGGCAAAAAGTGAAGAAATGACGAAGCGATTAAGAGATATATCAAAGAAAAACACTATCACAACTGACGAAATGGCCTTTGCTACACAAAGTTATAATTCACAAATGACAAGTGCAACACAGTCAATGATTGGGGCAGGGCGTGCCTTACACGAAGTTAATACATTGGGGGTTCTTTTTTCTTCATTTATTCCTGAATTAAACGAAAATATTGAGGACAACGACGTTGCTGTTGAACACAATATGTATGAAATTATTAATTGGACTAAAGCACAAGATCGTTTACGTGAAAGTGGCAAAATGACTGATACACAATTTAAGTATTATAAACAAACATTATACGAAAACAGGGACGCTTTACAAAGTTACAGCGATACAATAGGCAATGCCGATCCTAGGTTTAAGTTGGCAATTAAATATTTAGATTTGCAAATTGATAGATTGGAAGGCAACAAAACAGCGTGGACTTTGGCTTATGACGCAGCCAATAAATTTAATAATTTAACTATAAAAGATAAAGAAGTAAAAGTAACAATAAGCCAAAGAATTGTATCATCAGTTAGCGACTTTGCTAATTTTTCAAAAAACTTTGCCGAAGCAATATTACTTGCGATGAAGACTTCAATTGAAAGTTTAAATATAGCAAATAGTGTAAAATCTTCAATGAGAAAAGCCTTTGGCCTTGCAAGTGGTGGCATCATTAATTTGCCAGGAGCAGGCGTACCAATAGCGAACGGCGTAATTGGTGGCGAACGTGGTGCAGAAGGTGTTATTCCATTAACCGATAGCCAACAAATGGAAATACTTGGTGAAGCGATCGGTAAATACATAACAATAAATGCAAGTATAACAAACACAATGAATGGCCGTGTTATAAGCCGTGAATTGCAAAAGATAAATGGCGAAAATGATTTTGCTAGTAATAGGTAGGTGATAAAATGTTTATTGATAAGAATTCAATTATGATAAATGGTATATCAATGGGACAATATTTGTTAAGTGCTGATTATGGTTATTATAAATTATGGGGTAAAGATACAGGCCGTAATTTAGCTGGCGATTGGGGTGGTAGTTTAGTTGGGATCTTCCCAAAACTAACATTACAATTTAGAAAACTAACAAGGCAAGAAGTTGAATATCTTGCCCCAACATTAGATAGTGTTAATTTAAGTGTTACATATTACGACGCAAATAAAAAAGCCAATACAACAATGGCTTGCTATTCAGGTGATTGGGTGTTAAAAAACAAATCTATCATTGACGCAAATCGTAAAGCAGAAGGCTTTTCTTGGAGCGTAATTGCAAGGAGCAAAAGACAATGAAAAGTGTTAGTAATGATTATAAAGAACAATTAACAGCACTTGGTCGACAATATAACGTTTTAGTCAATTATACCGTTAACGGGACAAATCACACTTTATCAAACAGCGAATTAAATATAGTAACACCGCATTATGAAGGCGACTTGCTAAAGTCAACGATGAAACAATTAGATTTAGACAGCAACGTTGACATACCAATAGGAACTGAAATTAATTGTCAATTTGGCTTGTTAGTTGGCAACGATTATGAATATATTGATTATGGCAATTACATTGTTTATTCAAGCGAAAAACAAGAAGATTTAAAATCATATAAAATCGTATGTTACGATAAAATGTTAAATGCAATGAAAGACTATCAAGCATTGCAACAAGGCAAAAATCTATGTGATAACAGTTTTATAAACGGCAACATAAATTATAATGGAACGGCAAATAGAATTGTTTCAAGCAATGATTTATGGTTAAAAAGTGGAACTTATACTATTTCAACCAATTTAGATTTAACCGCTTTTAAATATGCAATTATTACAACAAGAGTTGTTAGACCAACAACCGCTGGGAACATTAAAACTGATAGTGGGTGGAAAACGGCAAATTATACATTAACTTTGACAAGTGATAGTTATTTATATATTTTAGTGGCATATTCTAATGGAACAACCAATTTGACGCCAACAGTTTTAAATGGCAAATATTTTCAAATTGAAGAAAATAATCAAGCCACAAATTACGAACCATATTTACAAACAACATTCCCAATGACTGTTAAAGAATATTTAACAACATTGTCTTATAACTTAAATATTCCACTTGCTACACAATCTTTTGTCAACGACGACGTAGAAATATCAACTGAAAAATATCTTGACGAAAATGGCGGTGATTTAGGTTATACATACAGGGACGTATTAGACGAACTTGCACAAGTAACGGCAAGTACAATTTGTATAATGATGATGA